ATGAGTCTTGCCCTTTCTATCCATGCTTATAAAAATTTACTAGACACTACGCCAATGGAGTTATTGGGAACAAAGCCCATTCCTGGAGAAGCACCACTTCCAGTCACTAACTCGTATACGGCTAGTATCACGACCGCTCATGGCGCTCTAAGCAAGGAAGACTACAGATGGTTGATCAAATAGAAGAAAATAATGAAGAGCCCGTAAATGAAAGCGGGTATACGAACTTTGGTGGTTCTGCGGGTAGATCAGGAACATACTACACCCCTACAGGCCCCATAGGTAGATTTTTTGCTAAGTTTTTTGCTACTAAAGCTCAGCCCGCTGTACAAAAAGCTTTGGATCAAGGACAAGTAACTTCCCTTACTGGAGACACAATAAAGTCTACAGGAATTCTGAAGGATACGCCTGGAAAAGACGGCCCAGCAATTGGAGGTGTTCTTAGAAACCCTATTGTACCTCAAAATGAGTTAAATAGGAAGAAGAGATACAAAGAGTATGAGGAAATGGATGAATATCCTGAGATAGGTGCTGCTTTTGATATTTATGCTGATGATACAACTCAAAAAGGTGCAAAGGGTGAGCGTTGGACAGTAGACTCCGAAAACACTATGGTTGTGGATGAAGTAGAAAGCTTTTTTTCGGATATTAAATTAGATAAAATTTTGTGGGACATTTGCCGAAATACCGTTAAATACGGTGATTGTTTCATTGAGATGATTGTTAATGTAGAGAAGCCAGAAGAAGGTATAAAAAAGTTAAAGGTTCTAAACCCCAACTACCTTCTTAGAGTAGAGAACGAGTTTGGTTATTTAAAAAAATTCCTTCAGGAGATCCCTTCTGACGATGTGATGGATGTTATGTACAATGGAACAGGAAGCCAAAGACCTGTTAAGTACATTGAGTTAGATAAACATCAAATTGTTCACTTCCGTCTGCATACATCTGACCCGATCTTCTATCCATATGGAAAATCAATTGCGGCCCTATGTCACAGAATCTTTAGGTCCCTCAAAATGATGGAAGATGCCATGATGATTTATCGCCTTTCTCGCGCCCCTGAACGCCGAATCTTCTACATTGACACGGGTAACTTACCTACGAGTAAGGCTGAGATGTTTATTGAACGTATCAAGCAGAAGTTCAAAAAAGAGAAGTTCTACCAGGGAAATAACTCTACAGTAAACGCTAGGTATAATCCTATGTCCTTGGATGAGGACTTCTTTGTTGCTACTAAAAATGGTAGGGGAACTAAGATCGAAACACTCCCAGGTGCCACTAACCTTGGAGAGATTGAGGATGTTAGGTATTATAGAGACAAGCTCCTAGCTGCTCTAAAGATCCCAAAGGATTATATTGTAGAGAAAGATAAGTCCCCAGAGAGGAAGGCTAATCTCTCTCAGCTAGATGTTAAGTTTGCTAGAACTATTCAACGTATTCAAGTAGATGTAGAAAGTGGAGTAGAGAATCTAGCTAAAAGACATTTACAACTTAGGGGATTTCCGGCTTCTTTAATTAAAAAATTAAGAATTAAACTACCTGAACCTTCTGATATGTCTGCTAAGAGAAAACTAGATCTCGATGAACAAAAGATTAGAGTCATTCAAGCAGCACAAGGTCTTAATTTATTGCCTAAGAAAAATCTTTACATGGAATATTTCGATATGACTTCAGAGCAAGCCGAAAGAATTATTGAAGAAAAGAAAAAAGAAGATATGGAAACTGCGGAGATGGAAGCGGAAATGAATCCCGAAGGGGCTCCCGATGCATCTGCACCTAATCCAGTGGCCGAATCTAATGAAACTCCAATGGAGTTTATGATGAATCGCTCCTTAGATGAGGACGAGAAAGAAGTAATGACTAGAATTGTAGAAAAACAAAAGCAAAAAGCTGAAGAGCTACTATAAAGCTAGTCTATATAAATTAAACGGAGCTAATAAAATGTTTTCAAGATTATTCGAGGAGAGAGATAAGACAATTACCCACCTAGTAAAATTAGGTGACTGCATCGGCAGATCAATCCGAGAGAATGTCATGCTTTTTAGTATGGATGGCAATAACCAGCAGGTCACCTACCTCACTGAGAGCAGTATGGTTATTACTGGAAGGTATTCTATTTCTACGGATGTTACGCTTAGTAATGTAAAAGTTCAAGATTCTTCCATTTTCGAAGACGAACAAACTTTTGACGGCTTTGTTAACGAAAAAATGCATTCTTTTATTGAGAACATTCACTATTCTGAGTATGGCGATGCAGACGATAGCTTTAATGACATCCTTACTCTTTGGGAAAATAGATTAAAGCTTTCTGGGGTTCAAATGAGACTCCAGGAACATTGTTCTCGGCTAAGTGAAACAGAAAACATTGTAGAGTCTGACTCGTTTAAAAATCTAATTGAAGTAGTCCCTCAGCTAAACGCCTTCCTTACAGAAAATCTTAGTAAAATTACTAAGGTTCCAGAAATTAGAAATGCGGTAAACCTTTCTAATGCGGTTTCGAAAGCTTTTAACTTCCCTAAAATAACTCTTGAAGAGTTAGGTAAGCAAGGCGAATACAGCCTTAAACGAGGGGTTAATGAATCTATTTACGAAATGGTCTGTCGCCAGGAGCTTATTAAGAAAGAAATTCTTGAGTCTAAAAGAAACTTTGAATTGGTATGGGCTAACTCCCCAGCAATAAAAAATCTTGCCAGTATGGTTTTTGAAGATGCAGAGGCCACTGTTGGCGCTTTAAGTGAAGCTCTTGTTGAGGTTCCGTACCTAGCTTTAGCTTCGAAAAAGAGTATCCACGAAACTTTCTCTAATTGTCTTGCCTCTGTAGATGGAGCACTAGGTGTTACTGATAATGAAATTCAAGAGTTTGCTGCCAGGGTATTTGAGTATAAGAAAGATGTAAAAGAAGTATTTATTACAAACATAAATGAAAAGTATGGAATAAATATTCAAAATCTTCAGGACCCTGCATCGTTTAAAAGTTTAGCGAATACACAGGTTGTAATTTTTGAGGCTCTTTCTAGACTTTCTCCAAAAGGTAGCGTGCTTAAGGGAATTCTTTCTGAGATGGCTCAAAGCCTAAAAGGAAAGCATGGAGTTGAGTGCATTGATGTTAACGACTTCCTTCTTGAGATGTTTATCACTGCCGGGTATGATTCTATTTTAGAGGAGGCTTCTGATACTAAATTAGATTTTAAAAGAATAACGGGCCAACTTTCAGATATAAAAAACTTAGTTAATAATATAGAAGAACAACTATCTGAAAAAGATGCAAATTATTCAAGTGATGAGAGTTTAGAGGATGTCGAAGAGGCTAGTGAGCCGAAAAAAGAAGACAAGAAGACAGACAAGGAAATTGAAAAAGATGCGGAACACCAGAGTAATATGGATGCCGTTGACTCAGAAAAACTAAAAAATGAGGTTGAAGAAGTTGAAGCTAGGAAAGAAGCATTAAAACCTTCAACAAATGAAGAGCCAAAAACGGATAAAGAGGCAATAGACGATTTATCTGAGTTTGATAAAGTTATTGATGACCTTGTAAATGGTATGGACTGATGATGATGAAAATCTCTATTATGAGCCGGTAACACTAAATAAATTCGGAGGAGTGTTATGTCAGAACTATCATCATTACTGTTTGTAGATACCGACGAGCTAGGTAGGCCAACTGGTTTAATTGCGTCTAACGATGAAGATAGTTTAGCCTCGGCTTTAATGCCCCAAGAGGTTAAAGACACGGTACTAGTGGTTGCAGATGCAGATGTCTCTAGTAACTACCCTGCTTGGAACACGGTTAGTAGTGTTAGCGCCCTAGGAGATATAGCTCCTATTCTAACGGCACTTCCAGAGCAATTTGACGATCTTTCTAGTGATGTTCAGGTTATTTCTGGTCAAGTAGGATCTCTAACCGCATTAGGGGACGTATCTGCCGAACTATTAGCTCTACCATCAAGTACAAGTGGCATAAGCTCTATAGTTTATAATAACTCAGGAACGTGGAATGAGGCAAGTGCTGTTTCTAGCTTTAGTGATATAAGCTCTGTAGTTTATAATAACTCAGGAACTTGGAATGATGCCTCAGCAGTTTCTGGCTTTAGTGATGTAAGCTCTGTTGTATACGATAATTCATCTTCTTGGAATGAGGCAAGCTCTGTATCTGGATTTAGCGATGTAAGCTCTGTAGTTTACGATAACTCAGGAGCTTGGAATGAAGCTAGTGCTGTATCTGGATTTAGCGATGTAAGCTCTGTAGTTTACGATAANTCNNNTTCTTGGAACGAAGCAAGCTCTGTATCTGGCTTTAGTGATGTAAGCTCTGTTGTATACGATAATTCCTCTTCTTGGAATGAGGCAAGCTCGGTATCTGGATTCAATGATGTTAGTTCTGTAGTTTATAATAACTCAGGAGCTTGGAATGAAGCTAGTGCTGTGTCTAGCTTTAGTGATATAAGCTCTGTAGTTTATAATAACTCAGGAACGTGGAATGATGCCTCCTCCGTTTCTAGCTTTAGTGATATAAGCTCTGTAGTTTATAATAACTCAGGAACGTGGAATGATGCCTCCTCCGTTTCTAGCTTTAGTGATGTTAGTTCTGTAGTTTACGATAATTCCTCTTCTTGGAACGAAGCTAGTGCTGTTTCTAGCTTTAGTGATATAAGCTCTGTAGTTTACGATAATTCCTCTTCTTGGAACGAAGCTAGTGCTGTTTCTAGCTTTAGTGATATAAGCTCTGTAGTTTATAATAACTCAGGAGCTTGGAANGAAGCCTCGTCTGTGTCTAGCTTTAGTGATATAAGCTCTGTTGTATACGATAATTCAGGAACGTGGAATGATGCTAGTGGTGTTTCTAGCTTTAGTGATATAAGCTCTGTAGTTTATAATAACTCGGGAACGTGGAATGATGCTAGTGGTGTGTCTAGTTTTGACGAGGTAAGAGACACAGTTTCTGATGGGTTTAGTGTACTCTCTAGCTTATCCGGCACTATGCCTGGAATAAGGTCAGGACCAGACGTATC